GCTAAAAATCCTACACAGACTATAAATGGTATAAGCACCATACTTAACAGTTTTGCTAATGTTTCAAATTCTATAGGCAATCCTGCCGCAGCAAAAAGTTTACGAGAAATAGGGTCACTTGCACAAGCAACTGCAGGTGCGGCTAATTCAATTACTAAATTAAATGCAAGTGCTAATCCTGCACAGGCAATAAGTAGTGTATCTGGTGTTGTACGCAGTATAGGAAAAATTGGATCTGTTTTAGGTGAACCATCTTTAGTAAAAACTACTAACAATGTTAACTCTATCTTAAATAGTACAGGTCAAATTTTAAGATCAACACAAACAATTACAACAACTAATAATCCAAACGCGATAACAGCGTCAGTTGGTAATATAATTAATAATATAAACAGAATATCTTCTGTATTAAGCAACACAGGTAAATCTACAGGATTGAGTGCATTGCCAGGCGCCTTGTATAGTGTAGGGTCTATTGTTAACCAAACTACAAATAGAACTGGATTACCAGGAACATCTAAAGTTCAAAGCACTATCAACAATGTGTATACCGCTAACAAAAACAATGTTTCAGTAGCGAGTGCTAGTCAAGAAAAAACAAATCAAGAAACACAAACAATATTAGCTCCTGAAAACGATATCAAAAAAGTTGTTTTATCAGAATTACCAGCAGGTGAAGCAGCACAATTGAAATCAGCGATTGCGAGTGTTAGTAAAAATTCTTCAACTCCAATAAACTTGCCAGTAAATGCAGTTAATACAAATGATCGTTCAGAAATCAATACTCAAATAAAATCTTTATTAGGTAATAACAAGATTCCTCTGCCCAACTTCTCAGGATCCGGACCGACGGATTCAGCAAAAAATGCTGTACAAAAAACTATTGACAACAATATTGCTTTAACTTCGTCATTCAATAGTTTAATAGAACAAAATGAACAAGTAGAAAAAGCTAAAATTGAATACTTTGAAGCAGAAAGCTCTTTACCTGCAGGAGATCCCAAAATTGAAGAAACTAAAAATAAATGGTTAACTTTAAAACAAGAACTTGATAACAAGTTCAAGACCTTACTGATTGTATAAATATAGTTATGGCAAACTATTTAGGGTATAGCTCAATCAACGCAAATAAACCAAGAACCACTAATGCTAATGTAGGTAATAATGGTGGATTTGGTACAGTTACTAAACCTATAAATGCGGGTAAAAAATATAAACTAGTCGATACCGCAATAGTTGTTCAAGATTTGATAAATGCATTGAATATCAAACAAGGTCAAAAAGTAGGTCAGCCTCAGTATGGTACAATTTTATGGAATTTTGTATTTGAACCCAATGACAGTACTACTCAAGATAGGATAAAAAGCGAAGTAAGAAGAATTGCTTCTCTCGATCCTAGAATAAATCTAAACTATGTAGAATGTTATCCCCAAGATAATGGGGTTTTGATAGAAGTTGAATTAGCAGTTACCCCTTTTAATCAAGCACAAGTTCTTCAACTTTTTGCTAACATTAATACTTACCAATTAACGTTACAGTAAAAAAACAAGGTTTTAGGTATGATAAATACTAAAAACAGAGAAAAAGTATGGCAACAAGTTCAAGATCAACTGCAATTTTTGGTGTAAACGATTGGCAAGCAATTTATCAGACCTTTAAAGAGGCTGACTTTAAAAGCTATGACTATGAAACACTAAGAAAATCTTTCATAGATTACCTAAAACTTTATTACCCTGAAACATTCAACGATTACATAGAAAGCTCAGAATTTATAGCTTTGCTAGATGTAATGGCATTCATGGGTCAGGGTCTTGCATTCAGAAACGACCTTAACACCAGAGAAAATTTTATTGACACTGCCTTCAGACGAGATAGTGTTATCAAACTTGCAAACTTAGTCAGCTATACTCCAAAAAGAAATTTAGCTTCTCAAGGGTACATAAAAGTCACAAGTATCCAAACCACCCAAAACATTACTGATTTGAATGGAGTAAATTTAAGTAATCTACCTATTTTATGGAATGATCCAGCCAATACTAGTTGGCTAGAACAATTTAACACAATCATAAATGCAGCATTAGTTGATTCACAAAAAGTAGGTAGACCAGGTAATAGCGCAGAAATATTGGGTGTCACAACAGATGAATACTCAATAAAAATCCCAAGTGATGCATTACCGATCGTGCCCTTCAGTTCTGTAGTAGATAATACCAATATGAATTTTGAATTGGTCAGTGTTACAAGTTTAGGAAAAGATTATATCTATGAAATCCCACCTGCACCAGTTGGAAAATTCAATATAGTTTACAGAAATGACAAATTGGGATTCGGTAGTCCAAACACAGGATTCTTCTTCTACTTCAAACAGGGCTCTTTAAGAAACTTTGATTTCAACTTAGATCAGCAAATCGCAAATCAAGTAGTTGATATTGACATTGATGGAATCAACAATACTGATACATGGTTATACCAATTGAATGTTAACAATGGTGATAGAACTATTTGGGAACTGGTAGAAAATGTTTATGCAAATGCTTATCTACAAAAAGAAAGCAGCGATAGAAAAATATTCTCTGTGAATTCAAGAGCTAATGATCAAGTTAGTTATGTGTTCGGAGACGGAGTGTTCAGTCAAATTCCAGTTGGATTGTTCAGAGCATATGTACGTTCAGGAAATGCACTAACATATACAATAGACCCAAGCGAAATGCAGGGAATATCTGTAAGTTTTTCATACGTAAATAGGTATGGGAATACAGAATTATTGACTTTTGGTTTAGAGTTACAAGTACCAGTAACAAACGCACAAGTAAGAGAACCACTTGAAGAAATCAAACAACGTGCCCCAACAAGATACTATTCTCAAAATAGAATGGTAAACGGGGAAGACTATAATAATTTCCCATACACACTTTATAGTTCAATAGTTAAGAGTAAAGCTATTAATAGAAGTTCAATTGGGGTAAGTAAAAACTTAGACCTTTTAGATCCTACTGGAAAATATTCAAGTACAAATTCATTCGCTGACGACGGAGCATTGTGGCAAAATACTACTAATGGCTTTTTAACTTTAACTGCCAATGATGTCGGTGACATCATATCCTTCTTTACCGATACATTGAATGGATTGTTATTAGGTAATAAAACAAATCAGTATTATGTTCAGAACTATCCGCAGTATCCAATCAACAGTTCATCAGGTGATGGTACAGTTTATTGGCAAAACAAAACGGTAAATACTAATTCCAATACTGGTTACTTTTACAATTTAGATGGAACTACAAGTGTTCCTATTCCAGTTGGAACCTATTCAACTAATAATGCAAAGTATATAACTCCTGGGGCATTGGCAAAATTTATTGCTCCAACTGGTTACTATTTTGATAGTAATAACAGATTAGTTGCAGGTATTGCAGGCCCATCAAACATTACATATATTTGGGTTTCAATACTTAATGTAATAGGAGACGGTTACAATAATGGACAGGGTGGGTTTGCGAATGGAACAGGACCTATAACAGTTAATGGATATGTCCCTACAGGAGCAATACTAACAACAGTTTTACCCGCGTTTGATAATTCATTCTCTAACACTATAATTAATGAATGTGTTACTAGAATTGAACTAAATCAAAATTTTTCTTTGATATTCAACAACTCATTAACTATAGCACAAGATCGTTGGAGTGTTGGTGCTTATGACGCAACTGGATGGTTTTTAAACTTCTTAAGCATCGGAGAAAATAGATACACTATAAGTTATCGCTCATTGGTCTATTATTTTGGTAGCGTAAGCGAAACTAGATTTTTCCTTGAACGTGATAAAGTAATCTATGATCCTTTTTCTGGAAAAAATCTACAAGACTTTGTAAGAATACTTGCTACTAACACACAATACAATAGCAACTATTCTTTAGCCAAAGATGTTCAAGTAAGTGTAGTTGGTCAAACTGTTGAAAGTGACGGCTATGTAAATGATTTTGAAATTCAGGTTGCATCAATCGACACTAACAATAGAAATGTAATACTTGATCCTGATTTCTTCACTACTGTTACAGGATATGTAAATGGTGCAGCAAATACTGGAATATACGTATTCTTTGAATTAGTTGAAGATGCAATAAATTTATCAAGATATCAAATAGTTCCAACTTCAAGTGTAGTTCAGATTCAAAATACAACTCAGATTGAACAATCAAAGTATGATTATCCATTGGGACAATTATTTTATGCGTTCAGCGAAAACAAATTTTACATTACTGTTCAAGATGTAAATGTGTCTACTCCATTGTATAACTTAGTTGAACAACCTCAGTATTCAATACAATATGGTCGTCAAGGATTACAATTTCAATATAGACACAACAGTAATAATACGACAAGAATTGATCCAGCAACAACTAATGTAATTGATTTATATTTGGTAACACAATCGTATTACACTCAGTATCAGAATTATATTCAAGATACAACTAATACGGTTCCAATGCCACCTAGACCAACGATTAATGAATTAACCGATGAATACAGTGAAATAAATAACTATAAGATGTTGAGTGACAGTGTAATTCCTAATAGTGTTGTGTTTAAACCATTATTTGGACCAAAGGCTGATCCGAAACTCAGGGCAACAATAAAAGTGATTAGGTCAAGTTTAACTAATGCAAGTAACAGTGAAATACGAAGTGCAGTACTAACAGAAATGAATAATTATTTCAACATAAACAATTGGAACTTCGGAGACACTTTTTACTTCTCTGAACTAAGTGCTTATCTTCATAGTTCAATTGGAGATTTAATTAGTTCAGTTGTATTAGTGCCAAATGACCCTACAATGTCGTTTGGTGACTTATATGAAATAAAATGTTTACCTTATGAAATTTTTGTAAATGCAGCAACAGCAAATGATGTGTT